TGGACGGAAACGATTTAGTCACAGTTCAAGCAATCGATGACCAGTATCTTCTTTCGCAAGCGTTTCTAGACGAGTGGAATGTGACCGAGCAACTTGCATCTGCTCGTGTGGTTGAGCTTCTCGCGCTTCCAGAAGTAGATGCTTTTCAAGGAGTAGGTCAGCAATCAATAGAGACTTCAGCGGTCACTCTTGGCGGTGCAGCTGCATACACAGTTCCGTCAGGATCTAATGCTCAGGGATATCTCAATGACATTATGGCTGCAGAGCAGGGACGCGCATTCGTGGACAGGTCGGGGCGCTTTGTGTTCCAAAAAAGGCTGGGAGCGACACTTGCTGGAGCTTCTGTAGAGTTCGGTGACAACGACCCAAGCCACTATCCATACGATTCTGTGTCCATCAATTTCGGCGCGGACAAGGTGATCAACCGCGCAAGCGTGACCCATCAAGGCGCGACAGGACCAGAGACCGTTGATGATCTGGCAAGTCAAGCCAAGTACTTCATCCAAGCTGTCGCCTATACCGAAAGTCTTGTCCACAACGACACTGCAGCTCTTGCGCTTGCGACCTATCTGATCCAAGGCGAACCGACCGCAACACTTACCAGCGTGAACACAGGCTTTCAAATGCTCTCTACAGGCGAGCGCGACTCGGTGGCAATCCTCGAGATCGGTGACACGATCAGCATTGAGAAAACGATCACGACATCAGAGACAACTACCAGCGTCATCGCTCAGGAGTCTTTCGTGGAAGGCATTGAGCATCGGATCTCATTCAGCCAGCCACATCAGGTCACGATTTACACATCACCGACGACCGTCTATCAGCTGTTCATTCTGGACAGTTCCACACTTTCAACCGTGTACGCACTAAGTTAGGAGCACCTATGGGAGCCAACGCAACAACATTCGTCCCGTCATACACAGCTGGCGAGGTCTTGACCGCAGCCAATTTGTCGGTCACTAACTCAGGTATTCCAGTCTTTGCAACGACCGTCACTCGAGATGCTGCATTTGGTGGCACAGGCGAAAAGGTGCTTGCCGAGGGTCAATTTGCTTACATTGAAGCAACCAACACAACACAATATTATGACGGCTCGGCATGGCAAACGGTCGGCTCAACTGGTTTGGTGTGTGTAAAAGCAGAAACAACGGTAACAGCAGCGGCATCTGCAACTGCGGATAATGTTTTTACAAGCGCCTACACGAATTATCGTTTGATGATTAATTACACCACATCATCTACGGGAAACATCGCTATCCGTTTGCGAACAGGCGGAGTATCGGCAGCAACTAATTATAATTGGCAACAACTGGAATTAGGCGGCGCAACTTTTAACAATGGTCGTGATGTTTCGCAAACAAGTTTAAGGTCTTTCATCTATTCCAATGGAGATTTTAAGTCTGCGGGATCTATGGATATTTTTCAGCCACAGTTAGCAACGCCAACTAATATGATCACAACTAGCAATGCATCACTTAGCGGATATTCAACACCTTATTTGGCAATGCGCATGGGGAACCACACAACAGCCACCGCATACGACGGCATAGAACTACTTGCCGAATCTGGTACTTGGACTGGCACATATTCAATTTACGCTTACGCAAAGACGGTATGACTATGAGAATTAACGATAACGGTATTGATCGCGACATGACTGAAGAAGAACAGGCAACGCACGAGGAATGGCAAAAGAAAATTAAAGCTGATGCAGCAGCAGAAGCAAAAGCTAAAGCCGATAATCAAGCATTAAAAGACGCAACACTTGCGAAACTTGGACTTACTGCCGACGAAGTATCCGCTTTACTGTCGTAATGCGTTGGCGTTACCTTCTTGGCTACGGCATGCTCATCGCTGTCGTCTTGTGGGGATGTGCTGGATGTTCTGATCGGACTCGAATGAACTGCATTCGCACCAAAAACAAAGCGATCACACTTACAACAGAAATCGCGGTCGGTGGTGGTCGCTGTGGCTAGATACACAAACGACGAAATCAAAGCACGACTCATCCTTGTCGTCGGTATCGGTCTGACATGCGCGTTCGTCGGCTCAATCTTTACCTTGCTCTACGGTCTTTTATTTGTAACCCAGCCACTCGAGCAAGCACCTAACGACGCAGAAGCCTTCTCGGTCCTCAACCCAATGCTCATGACCTTGAGCGGCGGTCTAATAGGATTACTTGCATCAAACGGACTCAAGAGCAAAGCAAAGGATGACCACCATGAAAGCTAAAGACAAAGCCATGCTTGCAAGTTATGCGCGATCAGTAGTAGGAGCTCTCATCGCGGTCTATTCCACCGGCACAACTGACCCACGCGACTTTGGCAAAGGCGCAATCGCAGCAATCATCCCACCGTTGCTTCGCTGGGTGAACCCTAAAGACGGAGCCTTTGGTCGTGGCGATAGCCAAAGCTAAGCCCGGAGTCCCTAACGCTCGGGATTACATCGGCAACGCCGACGGAGCATCACCAGCTCCTCGAGCAGGCATGAACGAATGGATCAAGCAAGCCATCGCTGCATCGAACGGGTCCATGTTCAACAATGGCTCGTGGGGTCAGCGTGATATGCGCGGAAAGCCCGGGTCGCTTTCAGTTCACGCGACTGGCAGAGCTGTAGATCTTTCATATCGCAAAAGCGAGAAACATCCAAAAGCTGGACGCAAAGAAGCGCTCGTGTTCATTGACAAGCTTGTCGCGAACGCTAACGACCTCGGTCTTCAGTGCATCCTCGACTACTTCCCAGAGCCACAAGGACGCGCTTGGCGCTGTGATCGTTACGCATGGCTCAAATATGACAAGCCAACTATTCATGGCGCTCCCGGCGGAGATTGGTTTCATATTGAGATCACACCACAAGCTGCAGACTCAGTGATCTGGGTAAAAGCTGCATTCCTAAAGGTCTTCGGGGAAATCCCACCCAAAGCTTGACCCATGCCCTAAGGTCGAATCACCGACGGAAGGCAAGTGACTATGAGTGAACCACAGTTCTTTGATTACAGCGTCTATGTAGGCGTGATGGATAACGGACAAGAGATCCTCGTACAGATCTTCACAGAGCCCGAAACGGGAAAATATCTACTAGGACAAATTGCATTCAGATCGCACGCTTCATCATGGGGCGTGCCAATACCACTGGAGAAAAAATGAACTATCTTGCAGAAAAATTGATTGGGCTAGTGCTTTGTACAGTCTTTGGGGTTACGGCTCTTACAGGGGCTCCTAGCGCGTCTAAAGAGCCTTCTGGGACTATTGCCTTAGCGCCGATTAGCGTTCAGCCATACCTCATTGAGCCAACGACGACCACCAGCTCCACGATCTACATCGATCCCTACACCACAGCTTGCGAACAGTTTTCAGCTCTTGCAATCAATCTCGGCTGGGATCCGGATCAGCGCACCGTCCTCGAGTCCATCATGAAGCGCGAATCCAACTGCACACCGAACGCAATCAATCGCAAAGACCCATTTGGCGGATCACGCGGACTACTTCAGATCAACGGCTCATGGCATAAATGGCTCACCGCCAAAGGCATCATCGCCAAGCCTGCAGATCTGCTACAGGCTCAGACTAACTTGCTTGCAGGATTAGAAATTTACAACTACGGCATGGAGCGTTACGGCTTCGGATGGGGACCTTGGAGCGTCAAATGAGTGAGGGTAGTGCATGGAATCAAGGCGAACTAACAGAAGAAACCCGACGAATGGTTATGGAGCAAGCTATGAACACAAATCACACGATGGCAATCTTTGGTCTTATGGATGACATTCTTGCTGTCAGTCAAAACCCTCACGCATCAATCATTCGTCGTCTTCGCACAATGAAGAACTCACTGTCACTGAATGATCCGATGCCACTCTACGATGTGACTACACTCGACTTAGCAATCAAAGCGCTTGAAGCGCACTCATAGAAAAGGCATCCGACATGTCCGACCATCAGCCAGAACTATTCCAAATCACCACAGGATTAGGTGGCACTAAATATGTGCCCACCGTCAATCGGAATGTGGTTATTACAGCGAAGAGAGCGCATCCAACATCGCTAAGCGCTGCGAAGAACGCATTCCCACGATCAGGATCCAAGCGTCAAAAGATCTACAACGCGATCAAGCTCTTCGGTGGAATGACAGACGAAGAAATAGAACGCACACTTGAGATGTCTGGCAACACGGTTCGTCCTTCGCGTGTGTCACTTGTGCGCGACGCTCTTGTGATGGACTCAGGACGCACACGCAAAACAGTCTCGGGCAACGATGCGATCGTCTGGGTGGCTTGCTGATGGCATTTGATCTAAGCAACTACGAGACAGTCGAGCAACGCTTAGTCCGATGGTGGGCTGCATACCCTGACGGTCGGATCCACACCACGATGATGAACTACTCAGGCGATGCTTGCGTGTTCTATGCACAGCTCTACGCACACAAAGACGACAAAGATCCAATTTCAACTGGCTACGCCGAAGAGATCAAAACAGATCGCGGAGTGAACTCAACATCATTTGTCGAGAACTGCGAGACCAGCGCAATCGGGCGCGCCATATCAAACTGCCCGATCCAAGGACACGGAAACGGTCCACGACCTTCTCGTCAGGAGATGGAAAAGGTCGCTCGGCTGGGGGGCAACCTAGCGCCCAGTACTGATCGCCCAGCCGGGCAACCATCCACTCAAGAACATGTACCGCGCGGAGCATTCGC